CCTACAAACTGAGGGCTATCAGTAGTAGCAACGCCTTGGTTCAAAGCCTTAACGCTTGCAATAGCAGTAAGCTCTGAATCCATCAAAGCTCCTGCGGCTGTGACGTTAGCTGTGTCCGTTACGTCTGCACTAGCTTCTATACCGTCTAGCTTAGTGCCATCAGTAGCAACATCACGACCATCAAAAGTGCTGTTGGTGGTTATCGCACCTGTCATTGCTCCACCAGATTTAGGCAGTGCCGCATCAGCAGTAGTACCTTGTGCCGCTGTAGCATAGTCCGATGAATCAAACGCCTTAACTTGAGCAAGGTTAGTTACCTCACTGTCCATTAATGCACCCGCGCTAGTAACATTAGCTGTGTCCGTTACGTCTGCTGAAGCCTCAATAGCATTTAGCTTTGTATGGTCTGCATCTGTAAAGACATTAGAATCTGTAGCGGCTTCTACCGCTGTACGAATCTCTGCATCAGTTTGGTCAGCAGTTGCACTGGCTTCAATACCATCTAGCTTAGTACCATCTGTAGCTACATCACGGCCATCAACTGTGCCGCCAACTACAATATTACTTGCAACAGTCAGTGTAGAGGCCATGTCCACAGCACCGTCTATATCTACAACATCTAGGTTTGTAGTACCATCTACATCTAGGTCGCCATTGAAATCTACGTTGCCTGCAACAGCTAAAGTTGTAGCCATATCTACTGCGCCATCTATATCTACTACATCAAGGTTCGTAGTTCCTGCTACGTCTAAAGCGCCATCAATATCTACTGCGCCTGAGAAGTCGCCTGTAGCCGCATCAAGCTCACCGCTCAATGTAATGTTGGTAGCTCCAGTAACTGCACCATTAAGTGCTACAGCACCATTAATGTCTATAGTAGTTGCGGCTATTTGAATCTCAGTGTCTGCAACAATATCTAGTTGTCCGTCAGCACTAGAGTTAATGTAAATTGCGGCATCGCGGAACTGAACCTTGTCGGTTGTGGTCAACTCTACATCTGTACCGCCAGATGTGTTACTCAATGCTAAAATCTCTGCGAATGTATCAACAGTATCTTGCTGTGCGTCTACATAGGCTTTAATGCTCTGTTGAGTTGCAAGGGCTGTCGCACTGTCGCCTGACATATCATCTTGATCTAAAATGTCTGTGACTGTAACTGATCCTGTGCCAGATAAACCGTCAAACTCTACAATGCCGTCAACATCTACGTTACCTGTTACAGTTATATTTCCACCAACTGTGAGGTTTCCTGTAGCTGTAAGACTATCAATGTAAGCGTCTTTAAAACGTAAAGCATTTGTACCCAAATCTACATCGCTGTCGGTTACTGGATACACAACACCATCTTCAATGCGTACTTGCTCAACGGCGCTACCGCCCACTTCTACAAAGACGCTCCAACGGTTGTTAGAACTATCAACAACTATCTTGTTTAAAAAGTCTTGATCTCCAATGATTTCAATGTTGCCGCCCTCTCCTGAGCCTCCATCGTGTTGGTGTCCTGTAGTGCCAGAAGCCGCATACGAAAACGCAGTAACTAATTGATTGTATTCTGCGTTAAAAAGTGAAGCTGTAATCGTATCGCCATCGGTAAGCGTACTTTGTCTAGTGTAACTTGTTCCTGCCATTTGGGTTATCTCCTACCTGATGGGACGTAATTTATGTAGATGCCGTTAATTGCATAAGGCGGCTTTTGATCTGTGCTGCGTATTCGTAAATTGCAAACACTTCCACTTCCTTGAACAGCTTGACGAAGCATTGGGTCAGTGCTTGCGCCAAATACAGCCGTTCCAAATACTGCATCTCCAAAAAGAGAAGGTGTCGGTATGTTGTCTAAAACATACTCTGGCGGCTGTGGTATTGTTGTATCTTCGTAGTCATATCTAATTTTTAATGTAGGTGACGCTTCGCCTTCTGGAGTTACAGAAATCTTAACATAATGTAAAGTTTTTCTAGTGCCTACATCTCCAAAGTCATAGTGCGGAGTAAGATACTGAGCGTCAATATCTAAAGCCGTGCCGCCTGTTAAAAAACTATTGCCAGTATTATGATTATAAATATAACCTTGGCTGTCTCCGTGATAGAGTTTTTCAACACCTGTAGCTTCAAAGCCAGAAGCAAAGCCAGTAGCTTGTATTCCAAGAGTTTCAGACCATTCAAAGCCGTTAGCTGTTAGTGTACCAATAATTCCTTTAGCAGATGCAGTAGACCCGCCGTCTGTATTATAAAATAATCTGTACTGCGACTTGCTTCTTAGGACTGCGCTTGTAATAGTAAAAGAATTTATGCCGTGAGCAACAGTAGAAATAATAGATTGTATTTGACGACTAACTGATCCTAATTCAACGTCACCAATTCTTGATGTACCCGCAACAGAACGTATACCGTCTGGGCTAAGGAACACTAAGTCACCACCAATTTCTTGAATGCTATGTGAACTCAAGCAACCTACGTTCTGTGTAACAGGTACAATAGCAATGTTACTAGAATCATTAATGTTTATAAGCTTGTGTAAACTATTACGGCAGAAAATAATTAAGTCGCCACGAAAGCTTTTAAGTCCTATAACTTGATCAGACAGCTTAATGCTTCCCGATCCTGAACCTGAAAAGTTTTCAGGCTCAAAGTTGTGGCTATAATATATAGTATCTTTAGCCGCGTCTGCTCCCGCAACTACTAAGTGATGATCGTGCACTGCACATACTGTTGGGGCTGTTGTGCCGCTTACTGTTATTTCTTCTGCAAAGAATGTGCGAGTAGTTAAAGCTCCAGAGCCTTCCATGTGAAAGTAAAAAGGCTTGTTGACACCATCACAAATAATAATTTGACCATAGTCTGTGTTGCCTTCGTAGACTGCAAAACTTGACTGTCCTTGACTTGTCCGTGCGGCTAAACCTCTCCCAATAAATGTTGAGTAGTTGTCCCCACTTGAGTGTACAGATGCTCTATTGATTTGTAGCCAAGCATTTTCACCGTCAGGGCTAAAGAAAATACCATCGCCCGAACAAGCTATAAGGCCATCAGCATATACTGCAAGCCCTAGTATTTCATTAGAGCCATTAGGACGAGTATCACCAAAGGCTGTATAGCCGTTTATGCGGCGATAGCCTCCGTCTGGATCAACTTCAAAGTTTACAAGCTTTGTAGCTAATCCCGGCTGTCCAAGCATTTCAAGTTGGTTTAGGTTAGTATTTAACCCACCTTTACATGAAACACCATAGGGTTGCGAAGCGGCCATATTATACGAATCTCATTCGGTCATCTTTGATATAAGTGGGCGTAGGCTCTAAAAGGTTAGAACGCATACTGCGTAATCCTTTCTTAAAATCTTCTAATGCAAACGCCGCCGCTTGTGGGTTATCTTTAAACTGCCAGATATAGTATCGGGCTTTAGCTAGTAATACAGATGTATACATTTCAGGGAACACTACAGTGTCTCCGTGAGCTACAAGGTTTGTGGGTAGGCTCCAAGCATAGAACCATACGCGATATGTTTTATCTGGGATAGGGCTTAGTCCAAACTTTCGTGAGTCTGGGCTTCGGATGACGTTGCTAGGCTCACCGTATTGTTGTGTGTCAGCATCGTCTAAATTTTCTGAAATTCTTCGGTAGTCCTTCCACGCCTCTGTAGTCATGAAGCGAAGGTTGCGCGAAACATAAGGAGCAGTTTCTCCGTCTACACCTACAGTAGTAATATAAAAATTATCCCAATCTATTGATCCGTAGTCCGTAGTAATACTAGAACTAGCGGGTTTTAATTCGTAAAAACGTGTACCTGCGGTTGTCTCGACATATACGTTTCCATACATCGGGTCTACGTCACCGCTTTCAGCAACAGCTAAGTACGGCCACTGCGGTTCTTCGTTAATGATATCAAAGTATGCACGATTAAGTGAGTCTTTAACATGTTGCTGTACACCAACCGCACTTGTAAATGTTGCGCTTGTTAACGTAACTTCATTAAGTTCTCGTAACAGTTCGTTAGTTAAATCAAGATAAGTTGATGACATATGTTATTGCGCCTTTGATTCTGTTTTAGTGTCTGGTTTATTAAAAATTCTGTCCCAGTTGTCTTCATACTTCTTTTTGTTTTCGGGCTTATACCAACTTCCTGTATCGCCTAATATCTTTCCTCTCTTTTTGCCTCTCATCATTATAGGCTTTTCATTACTTCCAATAATTGCCATGTTGCCTCTCAAAGATCAGAGGGGCTTTGACACCCCTCGTCTCTAATTGCTTACTTAGTCAATACCGTAGAACGCAGATACTAATGCGTCTGGGCGTAGAACCTTAGCACCATATACGTGCAGTCCACGACAGATGTCACCAAAGCTGTCTGGGTCGCGTAGGACTTCAGTGCTTGTGATGGTCTGTGCAGTTGCAGTAGAGCTAATGTGTCCACATACTACTTGACCTGCCGCGTTAGTTGTAGCGGCAATGTTGTTAGACTTGTACATGTCAAATCCACGTAGCTTGCCAGAAGATACCAATCCGTTGCGGATAGAACCTTGTCCGGCGTTGAAATCAACAGACATCAACTTAGAGCTAGACTGAGATAGTTGCTCGTAAAAACTAGGTGGAGCCAAGAACCAACGACCTTCTTCTGGGATGTTCTGCTCGTCAAGAAGACGCGCCATGTGAGCCATCACATCTAAAGGATCATGTTCGGTAGAGCCAGAACCAATGTCCAAGTTACCAGTGCCGTCAAAAGTTCCTGCGGCTAGGTCAGTAGCACTGTCGCTACCAAGGATGTGGTTAGGGCTTGAAGCTGAAACGCCTGCAATAATCTTAGCAATTACGCCTGCATCAAATGCGTCACGCAATGCGTAAGCGGCAGATGAAGATGCAACCTCTTTGAAGTTTACGTGAGACATAGCAGTTTCAATATCATCAACTTTGAATTTAAATGCGTTAGCCACATCTACAATCAAAGTAGTTTCAACGTCAGTTAGCTTAGTCTGAGTTACGTCAGCGCCACGCTCATACTGATAAACAGTGATTTCTGGCTCTTTGATGATCTTTACAGAATCACCGAAACCTGAGATTTCGCCTGCATAGTCAGTGTTGGTAATTGCTTCAGCTACCGATGCTTTCCGGAAGAAGTTAAGAACCTTCTTAGAAAAGATTGAGGGCATGAAGAAGCTGTTAGTTTGACCGGAAACTGAGTTAGCAAAGTTACCGTTGGTGTCTGTGCTTTGCTCAAATAGTTGGTCTGATTGGTTATAAGCCATTGTGTGTTACTCCTAAAAAAAGACAATAATTTTTAATCTACTATTCTGCCTTCTACTATAGCTTGGTCAATATCACTTTCGTATTTATCAAATTGAGCTATAGACAGTTTAGCGATTTCCCGTTGTGACCAAATCTTTGGTTCTTTAGCATCTATTTGTGTTGTCCGTGTGGACACCATGTCTGCCGCTGAAGATTTGGGGGCTTGTGATTTCTTTGTCTTTTGCTCTTTTACAATCTTGATACCATTTTCCATTTTATAAAGATCAATAGCTTTAACTGCTAATGAAACATTATCTGGGTTTTCATAAATCCAACCTTGAATTGCTTCAGGTTGTTCTTTAGCCCAATCATGAAACTTTTCGTCTCCGCGTATATCCTCAAAATCAGGATGGCGCGAACGTAGTGTAGCTTCAGCTTCTTTACGTTGGATGGCGGCTTCTCGTTCTTCGATAACAGACATCTTAGTTTTTAAAGCTTCTAGTTGTTGTTCACTTTGTAAGTGTGCAACAGTTTCTACAGTTTCATATAGATCAGGATATTGCTCTCTAAAGTTTTCAAGGTCTTCAGTTGACTTAGGCGGGGCATACGCAGGTTGCGTCTCTTGTGCCATCGCGGTAAGTTCTAATTCCTTTTGCTTAAAAGAAGCTATCTTCTGATCATAGTGTTTCTTTAGGTCATCGTATCGCTTTTTATAATTTGTTCTTCCTTTGGTTTCTTTCTCTTCTGGTTCAGGGGCCGCTTCTTCGCGGGTAGCCTGTGAGTTTTCTTCAAAGAAAAGCGTATCTGCTTTACCTCTATTGGGGGCATCTGGTGTGTGCCATTCCTTTTTAGAGTTATACGGATTCGCAGTTGGTTCTTCAAGTTGTTCAATTGCATTGGACATAATAATCACACTCCTTTTG